ATTATACGCGCAAGACACAAGAACTCTCTCAACAGCGTAAGACTATTGAGCAGCAGCAAGCAGAGTTAGCGCAAAGAGATGCGATTTATTCGCAGTTGTTACCGAAGATGGAGGCCCAATTAAAGGGCGAACTGGCTAACGAACCAGATTGGAACGCTTTGTATGAAGATGATCCTGTTGGTTATGTTCGCGAAAAACAGCTTTGGGATGAAAAGAAAGAAAAGCTTAGTGCTGTAAGTGCTGAACAACAAAGACTTCAACAAGAAGCCTTAGTAAAACAGCAACAACAAATACAACAATTTGTTGAATATGGTAATCAAAAGCTTCTTGAAATAATCCCAGAATGGCAAAACCCAGAGGTTGCTGCCAAAGAAAAAGCTGCTATTAGCGAGTATGCAATGAAGGAGTTGGAATATACTCCTGAAGAGATACAACAGGTTTATGATTATCGTGCTTTGCTTGGTTTAAGAAATGCTTGGTTAAACTCTCGAACAGTTGAAGCCACAAAGAAAAAACCAACACAAAAAGCACCAGCAAGAGTTGCTAGACCTGGTACGACTAACCGACCAAAAACGACAACACCTGTGAAGAAAGCAAAACAAAGGTTGGCCAAAACTGGGAAAACCTCAGATGCGGCTAAAGTATTTGAACAATTAATTTAAAGGAATATAACAATGGCTAAAGTAACAAACGCCTTTGATACATATACAGCTACTGCTGACAGAGAAGATTTAAGTAATATTATTTACAACATTTCTCCAATGCAAACACCGTTTATGTCATCAATCGGTAAAAGAAATATAAAAAACGTAGTATTTGATTGGCAGACAGAAAGTCTACCTACTCCAAGTGCCGCTGGACAGCTTGAAGGTTTTGAACTATCAAGAGCTGCTTCTACAGCTACAGCAAGAGCAAGTAATGTTGCTATGATTTCAGCTAGAGATGCAACTGTAACAGGTTCACAAGAAGCCTCAGATGCAGCTGGTAAGAGATCAGAAATGGCTCACCAACTTGCTATCATGGCTAAAGCACTTAAAAGAGATATGGAAGAAGCTCTATGTCAAAAAGGTGCTAAAACAACTGGTAATGCTACAACAGCTAGGGTAACTGGTGGTTTCGAATCTTGGATTACAACTAACGATTCAAGAGGAACTAACGGTGCTTCAACTGGTGGCGGTGCTGCTCCAACAGACGGAACACAAAGAGCATTAACAGAAACTTTATTAAAAGATGTATTACAACTTATGTTTGCTAGTGGCGCAGAGCCTAACATGGCAATCTGTGGTCCTGTTAATAAGCAGAAGATTTCTGCTTTCACAGGTAGAACACAAGCTAGACAATTTGTTGATGCAAACACAGTCGAAGCTTCAGTATCAATCTATTCATCTGACTTTGGTGAACTAAAAATCGTTCCATCAAACAGATCAAGAGAAAGATCATTGTTGTTAGTAGATCCAGAGTTTGCAAAAGTGTCATACCTAAGAGATTTCCAAACTATTGATATCTCAACAATAGGTGATGCTGAGACTAAGATGATCATTTGTGAGTACGGATTAGAAGTATCTAATGAAGCTGCTCATGGTGTCGTTGCAGACTTAACAACATCATAAGTTTAGTTAAATAAGCTTTAAGGGAAGTTTCGGCTTCCCTTTTTTTTGTGCTAAAATCTCTACATGGCAAAAACTACATTAATAGATCATAAGACAGGACTGCAATCTATCTTTGCAACTGAAGATGATAAGGTTGTTTATCAGACAAAACAGAATATTCAACCAACACTAGACTATGTAAAACAGTTATCTGAAAATGCTCCAGGTAAAGATTTTCGTCATGTAGCAGAAGTACCAATGGTAATATATCAACAAGCAATCAGAGAAGGTTGGTCAAAGGATTCTGCACAATGGAAGAAATGGTTAAACCATTCTGATAATAAACCCTTTAGGACATGGAAAGGTAAAGTATGACATACGATGAATTAAAAACTAATATTGCAAATTTCTTAAACAGGTCAGATTTAACAGACCAGTTAGACTTTTTTATTGATGCAACAGAAGGTGAATTTAATAGAAGATTAAGAACCAAAGACATGATTAAACGTGCTACTGCTACAGCAGATGCACAATATATGTCATTACCAACAGACTGGTTAGAAGCTATCAATGTAGAAATTACATCAAATGACTTTAGACCATTGTTTCAACAGTCTATAGAATCACTAGATGTCTATAGAAAAGCTAATAACAACGTAACTGGTCAACCTATTTATTATGCAATCGTAGATAATTCATTAGAGTTAGCACCTACCCCTGACACAAGTTATACGCTACAATTAACATACTATGGCACTATAGATGCTTTAAGCAGTTCTAATACAACGAACTTTATATCCACAGGATATCCAGATGCTTACTTATATGGTGCTTTAAAACACGCTTCTATCTATCTAATGGAAGATGAAAGAGTGCCGTTATTTACAGCACAATTTGAAAAAGCATTAGAAGAGATGAGAATGGAACAAGAGAAAGCAGAATTTGGCAAAGGATCTCTAATACAAAGAAGAAGAACTTATGGCAAGTCTGGTAAAAAAATGTATTATTGGAATAATAATTAGGAGATAAAATGGCTGGATTTAGTGATTATTTAGAGGATAAAGTATTAGACCATGTATTTGGTGGTAATGCTTATACAGCACCAGGAACATTATATGTTGCTTTGTATACTGTAGCACCTACAGATACAGGTGGTGGTACAGAAGTATCAGGCGGTGCTTATGCAAGACAATCAGCTGCATTTACTGTATCTGGTACAAACCCAACTACAGCAACAAACTCAGCTGCGGTTGAATATCCAACAGCTACAGCAGACTATGGTACAGTCGTTGCGGTAGGTATATTCGATGCCTCATCAAGTGGTAATCTAATGGCTTATGCAAACTTAACAGCTTCTAAGACTGTAAGTTCAGGCGATGTATTCAGATTTGACGCTGGCGATTTAGATATAACATTAGCGTAATATCATGGCCTCAGTAGGCTATGGCTTATACACATACGGAAAGTCCAATTACGGAACTCCTGTATATCATTTTGGCGCATCTACAATAGCACAAACATCATCTGCAACAGCGGATGGTAGATTTGTTATTACTGGTGCATCAACCATATCAGCAGTTTCTTCTGCAACAGCAACAGGTAGACAAATAGATCGCGGACAAGCGGTTATTAGTTCAGTATCTAGCGTTACAGCATCTGGTGTTCAAATTGATAGAGGTGTTGCAACTATCGCAGGTACATCTGGATTTACAGCTGTCGGTATACAAATAGACTTAGGGTCTGCAACTATTGCAGCTACATCTAATGTTATAGCCACAGGCACACAAATAGACCGTGGTGTAGTTATAGGACCAGCTGTATCAGGCATGACAGCTACAGGTAGGTTTACTGTAGTTGGTGAAGGAACATTTGCAGAAACCAGCGGATTTGATGCCTTGGGTGGCATTGTAATGAGAGGTGCATCTGTAATTGCACAAACAAGTGGATTTAATGCAGTTGGTGGTCTAAAATGGGAAGATATTATTGTTCCTGGTGAGACTTGGACCGATCAAATAGTAGCAGAAGAAACTTGGACAGAACAAACTAATCCAAGCACATCATGGACAAACTTAGGCGAACAAGACGCAGCTTAGAGGAATTTTTTTATGGCAGATACATTTACAACGAATTTAAACTTAACCAAACCAGAAGTAGGCGCATCTACTGATACTTGGGGTACAAAACTAAATAATGATCTTGATGATTTAGATGCGGTATTTAGTTCTACTGGCACTTCAGTAGCAATGAATCTAGACGGAGCAGTCATTGATAGCTCTGTCATTGGTGGTACAACCCCAGCAGCAGGTACATTTACAACCTTTACTTCAAATGGTATTGATGATAATGCAGACGCTATTGCTATAACTATTGATAGTAGTGAGAATGTTGGAATTGGAGAAACAGCACCTCTAGGTAAATTACATATCAAAGGCTCTGATACAGGAGCTACTGCATCAGCACAAGGAAATTCTTTAGTTTTAGAAGATACCGAAAATGGATTAAGTATATTATCTAGCACAGCAGGTGCAGGTTATATTAATTTTGGTGATAGTGATGACAACGATGTTGGAATGATTATTTATGGACATAGTTCAAATTCAATGAGTTTTTGGACTAATGCAGCAAAAAGAGCAACCATTGATTCTTCAGGCAATGTTGGAATTGGAACTGATAGTCCAGCTAGAAATTTATCAATAAATGCAACTTCTCCACATCTTCAATTATGCAATTCCACTACAGGCACAACAGCAGGAAATGGTTTTGAATTAGCTGTAGCTGGTAAT